AATTGATGTCTCTAGTGGAGCTATTGCTCAATCTGATACTAATGTGGTGCTTCCGGCAAAATCTCAAATCATTGATTGTGTTCTCGATGTTGTTTCAGCAATCGGAAACGCAGCCGCAGTTCTAAGTTTGGGAACTTCTGGCGGTAACGACAACACTATCCTCAATGGCTTTACATGTGCCACTGGTGGTGGAGCGATTGGTAGAAAATATCCTACCACTGAAGCAGGAGCGACTTTAGGATGGTCTGACATAGGCGACGTTGACCTTCGTGTAACTGTTAAAACAACAGGTGCTTCAAACGCAGGATCAATTCGTTTCACTATTTTGTATCAACAAGCTAGTGATCTAAGCTAATAGGAGGGCACTATGGCTGCTTCTATTTCTGCAAAGACAGCTACGGCGACTGGCACATTACAGGGTGGTCGAACTAGGTTAAAAGCATTTTATGTAAAGACTGCTTCTAGTGGCTCTCCCGCTGTTGTGTTCAAAAATGGTTCTAGTGGAGCAACGCAATTATCTATGGTGTTTCATACGAGTGATGATAACCAGATTACCATTCCAGATCACGGTATGATCTTTAGTGATGAGTGTCATGTGACACTTACCAATATTGATTCAATCACTGGATTCTTTGGTTAGAGCAACGGCGGTGTAACAGCCGCCGTTTTTTCTGAGGGTAAAATGGCTAAGATCGATAAGTCTAAGATGAAGTGCAACAAACCTAAACGTCAAGTTTCGGGCGGTAAAAAGTTTGTTGTAAAGGCATGTGACAAGGGTAAAGAAAAGATAGTTAGATTCGGGGACGCTAATATGAAGATTCGAAAGTCTAATCCAAAAGCCAGAAAATCATTTCGTGCAAGACACGGATGTGACAAAGGCACCCTTGATAAATTAAAGGCCAAGTACTGGTCTTGTAAGATGTGGTGATCAAAGTGAATAAGCAAGTCACGATAGCCCTTGTAACAGCTTTCATCCTTGGTGTTGGAGGTGTTGGTTATAGTTGGGCTGATTGGGTCACAAAGACTTTAATCGCTGTTGATAAAAGAACAGAGGTTATGGCTCTACAAATCGATTATATAAAGACAGAGATGGAGAGGACATATGGCAATCTCGAGGGCGCAGATGCGACAACAAGTATCCAAGCCTCCATCAAAGGGGATGATTAATGGCAAAAAAGAAAAAGACAAAAAAAGACGCTTGTTATCACAAAGTAAAAAGCCGTTACAAGGTATGGCCTTCCGCTTACGCTTCGGGGGCGTTATCAAAGTGCCGCAAAGTAGGGGCAAAAAACTGGGGAAACTCTACTAAAAAAGCGGAAGGTGGAATAGTTTCTTCTATAGACAACCCTAAACGTCCTCCTAAGAAAAAATTTAATGGAGGGGGTTTTATTGCCTCTGGTTGCGGTCAAGTTGAAGAATCTCGTCGCAAACGAACAAGGACATTTTGATGGCAAAAAAGAACTCTTTGCGAGAATGGTTTGCTCAAAACGACGGCAAAGGTTGGGTGGATTGCAAGACAGGAAAACCTTGTGGTCGTAAGAAAGGTGAGAAGCGTAAGGGTTATCCCGCTTGTCGTCCTACCATGGCACAGTGTACGTCCGCTGCAAAGAAAAAGAAATCATCTAAACGTATTAGTTGGAAGAATAAAAAAGCTAATGGCGGCTTGGTAAGAGTGTTTTGAAAGGAGAACTCACATGGCTATGAAGAAGAAAGGCTATCGTAACGGTGGCAAAATAAAACCCAAAGGAATGAAGATGGGCGGTAAGGTCAAGCCCAAAGGAATGAAGATGGGCGGTAAGGTCAAGCCAAAGGGAATGAAGAACGGTGGTAAGGTTAAAGCTAAAGGATCAAATGCAGGTGGTCTTATGGCTCAAGGGATGAAGCCTGTAAGGATCTTCTAACTAGAATGCCATACTTACAAAGTAACATTCCTTATTTCAAAGCATGGGTTCGTCGTGAATACACTCACAATCATGAGAAGTATCACGGCGAATTTCTACATGCTATGGTTGTTGCTGTAACTACAATTCCAAATCGGTCTCTTAGTTTTCAAGTTATCTTTACTGGTTGTGAAGCAGAGGATGAAGAAGAAGATACTGTCCATGGTGGTGCAATGTGGGCAAGGATGCCTATCACAGCACTGGTTGCAGACATTCCACTTGAGGAGTGGCCTGAACCTATGGCAACACATGATGCGCAGCCTTGGGACTGCTCTTCACACCATCATGCAGTATATACATTAGATAGAGCTACACCATGTCCTTGGTTGGCTAAGATAAATGGTGAGATGTTTCCTGCAAAGTATTTGTTCACTGTAGATTACACTGACAGTGAGATTGCGGATGATCCGGCACAACACAAACAAAGCCATGTGATGCAACTGTTAGATGCAGGAGAGTGGACAGGGAACATAGTAGCATTACCAAATAATCGGGTAAGGGTGACACATCCTGCTTGGTTTGCAGTGGGTGAAGGGGCACCAGACTTTAGACCCTCACAACATATACACTATTCAAAAAGTGATTTAGACTATACACTAGATGTGAATAGAGTTTTCGACAACCTTTATAATCAAGAGGATAATGATGGAACAGAAGAAACAGATACCTGAAGGTAAAAAAGGAGCAGGCATAAGAGCTTTGAAAAAGAAAGCACCAGAAGTTGCTGCTCGTATGGGATACAAAAACGGTGGCTGTGTTATGGTTAAAACAAATCAGAAACCAAAAATGAGTTGATGAAATGACAACATCAGGATCAAGAGACTTCAACCTCGATGTAGCAGAGGTAATCGAAGAAGCATACGAAAGATGCGGACTAGAGGTTCGCACGGGCTACGATGCTAAGACAGCACGTAGGTCTATGAACCTGATGTTTGCTGACTGGGCTAACCGTGGACTTAATTTGTGGACTGTTAAAGAAGCAAACTTTACTGTTACTCAAGGGACATCCTCTTACAGTTTAGCTGCTGATGTCGTTGACTTATTGGATGTTGTGGTTAGACGTAACAACACAGATTTTGAAATACAGAGAATAAGTCGTGGTGATTATGCAACACTTCCAAACAAGTCAACTCAGGGTAGACCTAGTCAATATTATTTAGACAGGCAGATTACTCCTGTGATGTATTTATGGTCTACTCCTGAAAACTCCACTGATCAAATTCGTTATTATTATGTTCGTAGGATCGAAGATGCAGACACTCTTGTTAATACTACTGATATGCCTTTTCGTTTTTTTCCTTGTATGGTGGCGGGGTTAGCATACTACATGTCCATGAAACGGGCACCAGATCGTATACAGATGTTGAAGTCAGTATACGAAGAAGAGTTTCAACGTGCAGCAGACGAGGATCAAGGTCGAACACCTTTAAAGTTGCAGCCTAGCTTGAGTTATCTGAGGGTGTAATGGCATACGCTAGTGGTAAACATGCTTATGGTATATCAGATCGGTCAGGTCGCCGTTACCGTCTTCGTGAGATGAAGACAGAGTGGACTGGCGCGAAGGTCGGTCCTGATGAGTTTGAACCAAAGCATCCACAGTTGTTTCCACCACGAGCGTTTCCAGATCCACAAGCATTACGTGATCCTCGTCCAGAGAGCGAACTAACAGAGCAAAGATCTATACAACATGGATACAATCCCGTTGGGTTTCAGGATATACCAGGGGTAACCCCTGCAAATAATCTAGTTGCTGAAGGAGAAGTTGGGACTGTCACAGTAACAATATCTGATACAGGTAACGAGACTGTAAATGCTACAGGTTTAGCAGGAACGTCTGGAATTGGCTCCGTAACGGTAAACACTACCAGTGCTAACGTAAATGTTAGTGTCACTGGTCTTGCAGCTACTGGTACGGTTGGAAGCATTTCAAATGTTATATCTGATACTTTTACAGTTACTGTTGCTAACCCTGGATCAGGTAATCGATATTATATTGATGGTGTTTTACAGGCCACTCTCACTCTTTCAGAGGGACAAACATATGTGTTTAATTGGTCAGCGGCAACAAGTCACCCATTAAGATTCTCAACTACATCAGATGGCACACATGGTGGTGGTTCAGAGTATACAACAGGAGTTGTAAAAGATGACAGTGCATATACAACTCAAATAACTGTCGCAAATTCTGCACCAACCCTGTATTACTATTGCCAGTACCATAGCGGTATGGGAGGTCAGATTAACACGCCATGAGTTTTACATACGATCAACTTAAAACAGCTATTCAAGATTATACGGAAAATGATGAGACTTCTTTTGTAACAAATCTTCCGTTGTTTATACGACAGGCTGAAGAAAGAATACTAAAGAACGTGCAGCTTAGTTTGTTCCGTAAAAATGCGACAGCTTCTACAACAGCTAGTAATAAGTTTTTAGCTTGCCCTGGAGATTTCTTGGCTCCATTTTCTCTCAGCCTTGCAGGAACAGATGGAGACAAGTTCTTTATAGATTTTAAAGATCCCAGTTTTATACAAACTTATACCCCAGATGCCACGACTACGGGATCCCCTCGATACTACGCTGTTTTCGATGTGGACAACTTTATTTTAGCTCCAACCCCAAACACCACGTTTACCGCAGAGCTTCATTACTTTTATCGTCCTACAAGTTTGACTGCCGGATCTGGTAGTGGAACCACTTGGTTGAGTGAAAATGCAGAGATGGCTATGTTGTATGGAGCGTTAATTGAAGCGTACATATACATGAAGGGTGAACAGGATGTTATGGGGATGTATGCCGGAAGGTTTCAGGAAGCTATTACTGGTGTAAAAATGCTTGGGGAAGCAAAAGAAACAACAGATGAATACCGCACAGGAAAAGTAATAAGGGCAAAAACATAATGTTTAAAATAGACGTAAGCGTACCACAAAACGAACAGATTGTAGGCGTAAGAACCACAGAGAACAGAGGGTTTACCCCTGAAGAGTTGGCTGAACAATGTGTGGAAAAGATTATTTCGGTTTCTGAAAATGCCCATCCAGGTATCAGAGATCAAGCTCATGCTTTCTCAAAGCATGTTGAGAAGCTTGTTGCATATTATATGAGACAAGCTATTCGTAGTGACCGCACAACAGTGCACAATGCAATTAAAGATGCGGGTCATCCCCAACTGGCTGAACTTATAAGGAGACTTTAATATGGCCTTTTCTGGAAACTTTATGTGTACTTCTTTTAAGCAAGAGTTGCTTGTAGGTAGTCACAATTTTACAAATGGAAGTGGCGACACTTTTAAACTAGCTTTGTATGACAACAACGCTTCGTTTAATGCTTCTACTACAGCATACACTTCATCTAATGAGGTAGGTAACTCTGGCTCATATACAGCGGGTGGAGGAGCGTTAACCAACGTAACACCTACAACTTCTGGTACGACTGCTCTTACAGACTTTGCAGACAAGACATATACTTCTGCAACAATAACGGCTCGTGGTGCTTTGATCTACAATACTACCACAGGTGGCGGATCAGGAACCACTGATACCGTTGTCGTATTAGACTTTGGATCTAACAAGTCTTCTACATCTGGTGACTTTCAGGTTGTATTTCCAACGGCTGACGCAAGTAGCGCGATTATTCGTATCGCGTAAGGCAGTCTACCCGTGACAAACATCACAGGTTGGGGACGCGGAGAATGGGGCGAGGGCGCTTGGAATGAAGCGGTCCCTGTTCGTGTCGGTCACACCCTCAACGGTTGGGGTGAGTTAACTTGGGGTGAAACCTCTTGGGGTGGTGAGAAATCTACCGTTGCAGCAATGCAAGGTCAGGTTGGCACTGCTGTTGTTCGAGAGGATATATCTACATCTGTCACGGGGCTAGGTGCTACCGCAAGTGTTGGTAGCGTTACTGTACAGGGTAATAACACTGTAAATCTTACGGGTCTTGCGGCTACAGGTGGCATAGGACAAGTCACCCTTGTTACAGAACAAAACGTTCCTGTCACAGGTTTACAGGGTCAAGGTTTTGTAGGCACTGCCACAGTTGTTCAGGGTGGTGGTATTGACGTTGTTGTTTCAGGGCTATCAGCTACATCTGCGGTTGGATCGGGCACAAGCATTATAATCGGTGTAAACGTACCGCCCACAGGTATTGCAGCTACAGGTGGTGTAGGTTCTGTTACGATTAGCGAAGGTGTGGGTATTGACGTTACCCCAACGGGTATTGCAGCTACTGGCGGTGTAACTGAACCGACTATAATTGGTACGGCACCAAACGTTGCGGTGACTGGTATCGCAGGAACAGGAACAGTTGGGCCTGTTACAGTATTAACATCACAAGTCGTTCCGTTGTCATCAGATAACTTGATTGCAACAGGTTCTGTAGGTACAGTGACCGTGGCTACAATTAGTAAAGCAGAGGTTACTGGTGTTAGCACTAGCGCATTAGTAGGTTCTGTGGTAGTTTACGAAACA